CAACTAGCTTTAAAGGTATGGGAACACAGACAAGAGATTGGTTTAGTAAACCATATAAAAAAGAATCAGGTTCTACCTTTGGAACAAATATGGGAACAATGCATTATTTTTATAACAAATTTAAAAAATGAGGCAAGAGAATAAATACTACGAAAAAACGTCTAAAGAAATAAAAAAAGACGTAAACGATTTGATTAATCAAATTAATTCAACAGTTTTAGAAAACGAAAGCAATCATGCAGTAGCATTAAGCAGATTAGACTCAGTATGTTCATTATTACAAATTACTTTAATTCATATTAACAACTTAAACAGCAAAAATAAATGCGCTACAACAGAAAACGCGGAGGATTCCGCAAAAAACGAGGCTACGGCCGTAGAAGAAATAACACCTATTTAGTACAAAGAGGAGGCATCAGACTATAATGGCAAAAGCAAACTTATTCAACTCGGTTCAGCTACCGAAAATCGGTAGCAATGTATTCGACCTTTCACACGATGTGAAAATGTCGTTCAAAATGGGTGGACTATACCCAACATGTGTCATGGAATGTGTTCCAGGTGACAAAGTAAAAATAGGTACAGAAACAATGCTTAGATTTGCACCACTTATTGCACCAGTGATGCATAAAGTAAATGTAACAACTCATTATTTCTTTGTACCTAACCGTATATTATGGCCAAATTGGGAACAATGGATTACAGGAAATCTAGATGTAGTTCCACCATGGATGTACATGGTTCAAGAAAGCACACTTGCAGGATTTCCTATTAAATCACTAGCAGATTATATGGGAATGCCAACACAATTAACATTTAATTATAAAAGCTTTCCAGATCCTAACGCACAAGTATGTTCTCCTTTTCCATTAGCAGCTTATAATAAAATTTATAACGAATATTATAGAGACCAAAATCTTCAAACAGAAGTTTTGGATACTTTAACAGATGGAGCAAACGATGGTTTTAGAGCAATTGCAGCAGGACCAGTAAAACCAAGAGCATGGCAACATGATTATTTTACATCTTGTTTGCCCTGGGCACAAAAAGGAGACGCCGTTACTATTCCTATTGGAGATGTAACTATTAATTATGATTCTACCTCTGGAGGAACAGTATATAGAAATTTAGATGGAACAGCAGCTACAAATCTATCGGATGCAAGATACACAGATGCAGGAGGAGCGCCACGCGACGGTTCAACAACAGGAACACGATTTAATGTAGACAACTCAAGCCAACTATCAGGAACTGCAGAAGCTGCAGACATTAACTCCTTAAGAAGAGCATTCAGATTACAAGAATGGCTTGAAAGAAATGCAAGAGGTGGAACCAGATATATTGAATCAATTCTTGCACACTTTGGAGTAAAATCATCAGATGCACGTTTACAGAGACCAGAATATTTGGGAGGCTCCAAAGGCAAAATGGTTATTAGCGAAGTATTATCAACCGCAGAAACTACACTTCCAGTAGGTAACATGGCAGGACATGGAATTTCAGTATCTGGAGGTAACGAATTTCGTTACAATGTAGAAGAACATGGATGGATTATTGGTCTTATTTCAGTAACACCAGAAACCGCCTACCAACAAGGGCTTCACCGGTCACTTCATAAACTTAATAGATTAGATTATTTCTGGCCAACCTTTGCAAATATTGGAGAGCAAGAAGTAAAAAATATTGAGTTGTATGCAAATGGTAATGATGTAGGAGATACCTTTGGATATGTACCGCGTTACGCTGAATACAAATTCCTTAATTCAAGAGTAGCTGGAGAAATGCGTACTTCATTAGATTATTGGCACCTAGGTAGAAAGTTTTCAGCAAAACCAAATCTCAACGGAGCTTTTATTCAATGCGATCCTTCAACTCGTATATTCGCAGTAGAAGACCCTTCAGTAGATAACATTTACGGACATATATTCAATAATATTAAGGCTATTAGAAAGATGCCGAAGTACGGCACGCCTAATTTCTAAGATGGCATGTGATACACCGTTTTATGTTAATAACCCACGCTACCCTATCTATAGTAACGACCGGCAAGTTCCGGTACCTTGTGGAAAGTGTCCAGCGTGTTTGTCCAGACGCACTAGCGTCTGGACATTTCGTTTAAAAACTCACGCAAAAAATGCTATATCTTCTCATTTCATTACTCTTACTTACGATACCCGATTCGTACCTATATCAAGCAGGGGTTTCCTTACACTCGATAAACGCGATGTTCAACTCTATTTTAAAAGGCTTCGTAAACTTCATCCAAAAGATCACCAACCCTTAAAGTATTATTTAGCAGGAGAATACGGTAGTAAAACATTCAGACCTCACTATCATATTATTTTATTTAATGCCGATATAGAATTAATTCACAAAGCATGGGACAAAGGAGAGGTACACATAGGAGAACTTACAGAAGCTTCAGCAGCATACACTGCAAAGTATATAAACAAAGGGAAAATTATACCAATGCACAAAAACGATGATAGACTGCCAGAATTTAGTTTAATGTCAAAAAAATTGGGACTTAATTATCTTAGTGAAAAAATAATTCGCTATCATAGAACCGATATTGAAAGAAATTTCATAACATTGGAAGACGGAAAGAAAATAAGTATGCCTAGATACTTTAGAGAAAAAATCTGGACAGAACAAGAGAGAAGAACACAAGCAGACAAACTAGCGGAAAAGTTTAAACAAATAGAAGACCAAAAAGAAATAGAATATTACACCAAACACCAAACATTAGAAGGATATGAACAACAAAAAGAATCAGGAAAAGCCTACAGAATCAGTGCTCATGAAAATCTCAACAGAAGCGGACGCGATAAAATTTAGATCAGCATTCACCTATCAGGAAAAACTCGAGGAACAGGAGGAAAAATCTTCAATGGAACCAAGCCAGACGGTTCCAGATATGACTCTGTCATTACAAGAACTAGTAGAACGTTACACCAGAGGACAATCAGTTGCAACCTTTACACCCGTATACTACGGAGAAGACGAAGAATTCGCAGACGTCAGTCGAATGGACCCTATTGAACGTATAGAATATGCAAGATATATTCGCGAAAAAATTGCGGAAACACAAACCTCCCTAGCGGAGCACACACGTGCCGAAGGACGTGAGCCGCAAATGAGCGATGGACAAAACTTCGTAGAAGAAAACATAGAACAAAATGCTATATAAAACCCCCCTGAAAGGAAAAAACTTAAAAACAACCAAAGGGCAGTTTGGCGGTACTACCGCTAAACTGCCAGAAACGTGGCGCTACG